TAGCACTCTGTGTAATCGGCCCTGCCGACACACCGTTCTCGTCGCTGTCAATCGTGATGTCTGCGCTGATGGTCTGACCGTTCAAGCGGATGATGGAGTTGTTGCCCTTGAAGGGATAACGTGTGTCTGCTTCAGACTTGGTGTAGCTGTCGGCAACAGAGAATGCGTCGTAGACTACCATCTCGACAACGTCGTTTAGGGACGCCGCCGTGACTAACACAACGGTTGTGCCGGTAGTAGCTGTGTAGTCGGTGCCGGGCTTCAGCAGCACACCTTTCTGGTACACATCCATATACATACTGTCGGAATATGTCAGCACCAGAGAGTCGGAGTCTGAACCGCTGAAGCTCGTCTGACCCGCCGTGGCCTGATAGATGTAGCGGTTACGGACGCCGAACTCCGGGGATTTACCTATATATGGCATTACGCGAGGTCTCCGTGCGACATTAAATCCACTGTGTCCATATCAAAGAAATTACCGTCATATTGAACACATCTAAAAGCTACGGTGCTTGTCGTTTACTCCTTATGCGTAAGGCGAGTCGCCAAGCACGGACGTATCCCAAGCTGCCTTGAGTTTAGCGATTGTGTCTGCATCTGTGATTGCAGATGCCGCTGGTGCATCACGCAGTGCCTTCTTCTTGTTTACAGAAGCAGTCTTGGCAGACGCATCGTCAGCCTCTAAAGCCTTCATATACACTACGTCCTCTGCCTCAAGCAGGGGCTTGCGAACCTCACGGATTTTGTCCTTGAAGATTACTTTAGCTGCATCCATGTCTTCAGAGATGACTTTGCCACTCAATGACCATGCACCGCGAAAGTGACGATCAGATGGAACGGTAGCGGTTGACGCATCAATCTGATTACCGTCCTTGTCTACGCTGTATGTTGTCGGCATTTTCTGCTCCTTTAAGCTGCCAGCTCATTAGAGATACGCCATGCGTTTCTCCACTCTCGTGTCCCCGGAAGTTGCTCCTTCCGACAGATCACCATCTTCGGGCGGTTGCCCTCGTCCCACGACTGCCATACAGACTGTGGTACGTCCTTTTGGATGAGGTATTCGATAGCCTCTTTTTCGGTCATCGGTCCCATCGGTTCCGTATCATGCAGCAAGTAACCGCGTGTATGCTTCTTGAAGTCGGGCTGCGCCTCATCCTTCGCTAGTTCCCAGTATACCCACACCGGCGGCAATATCCCACCCTGCAAGGCACAGGCCATCCAGTTAGGATCCGGCACCAGTATCTTGGCGCACTCATCTACCTTGTCTTCGTACACGACACGGTAGTCTGACTGCACACCATCAAGGTTCTCCTTGGCCCAACAGAGCCTGTCCCATAGATGTGTGCCTTGAAACTCTGGGGTCACTGTCATGCGAGGTCTCCTAACATAGCAGAATTTACTTGCGAAGCAGGGTCCGCAGTAGTGCTGGGGTCAGTAACTGTAATTCCTCTGATAGACCCAGTTGCCGGTGCGTGGTCAGTCTGCGGGAAGTTTGCTATAAGCCCATTATCTCCAGACGTTCCTAATGCAGAGTAGTCGTTGTTGTTAAAAGAACTGGTGAATGAATACGTCGTTTGAGCCGCAGCATTATCTACCACCCCCGATATATTAAAGCTGTCATTTATTCCTATGGTGCTGGCAGTGGTAATATTCGCCCACGCCTTCGTACTACCTCTCACCACATAATTCGTAGCCAGAGAACCCGCAGTCGAGTGCGTCAGGGTATCTGCTTTGAGTATGCCGAATGCCATTATGCGAGGTCTCCCGAAACTTGCGAAACATTTACATCGTCAACTGCGGTAATTGAATCAAAACGCTGGAAGAGCCTTACATTATAGCTTGAGGTTGCTAACTCGCCTGTGTCATAGGCTGACAGGCTGGCGTAGGTGGTGTTAGTTAATTCGATATAATTTCCATTACCCATATTGTTGGTGAAGGCATAAGTGTAATCGCCTGTACCATTGTCAGTTCCGCCGCTTATATTGAAAGAGTCGTCTAATCCTGCTGCGTTAGTACATTTTGCCCACGCCTTCGCCAACCCCTGCTGCAAGTTTGTGGTCGTGCTGTTGCCTTCACCCGTGACCGCAATAGAGCCAGCAGTGCTAGTACCAGTCAGCGTGTTTACTAGAATGGTACTCATGCGAGGTCTCCATGAAATACAACCGACGTTTTACTACTGTCCACCGCAACGCCGCTATCAGAACGGGTCACTAACCCAAAAGTGGTTGTGGTTACTCCTGCCGTTGGACTTTGAAGTCTATTTTCTTTTGTACTAACAAAGCAGGAATTTGCTTCCATTCCTGAATATGGGTACAGGCTGTCGGAAAATGTACTTGAAAATGTAACAGTAACATCTCCAGTTCCGTTATCTGTGATGCTGCTTGTAGAAAAACTTGCCTCAATAGCAGCAGGACTATCGTTATGGGAATCTACCCGTACCCATGCTTTTGATGCGTGTTGTTTTGTTAGCGTAGCCGCACCGCCGCTGGTGCTTTGGATGGTATCTGCCTTTAGCGTACTCATAGCGTCACCAATGTTCCGCCGCTTTCAACGGTCAGGGTTACGCCACTGGCTACCGTAAATGGCCCTGTCACGTTTGCGTTCTCGGTTGCAAGGATGGTTATATCAGAGGTCAGGCTCTGTGCATTTGTACGGAACAGCCCACCACCCTTGAAATTCCCTTTGTTCTGATCCGGCGGTGTCACAGACGATGCTGCCACACCCATGTAGATTACGAAGATGTTGCCGGTGCCGCTAGACGGCGCTGCCGTAAAAGTCAGGGTTGTGCCATCCGGCACGGTAAACGCATCGACGCTCTCTTGCACGACGCCATCGACAGATACGATGATGTCTTCCTGCGTCACCGCTTGATTCAGAGTAAAGGTCGTGGTCGAGCCGTTGCCGTTGAACTCTTGTGTGGCAGTACGCGCCTGAAACTGTGACGTTATGGGATTGCCAATAAAAGGCATCAAGTAATCTCCATAATACTCAAGGTCGCATCGATCTTAGCAGCGACACTACAATCAATCTTCAAAACATCGGTGGTCTGCAAGACAACCTTGTTACCAGCCAACAGTTCGACAGAAGATCCCGCCGGGATCGGGATGTCTTTAACCAGCAGGACCGTCTCGTTGGTTTCCGTGTCAGATGTGTCAGACACAAGCTGCACATCAGCGGTTATCTGACTCGTGTGTACGTTACAAAGCATCAAACCCAAGACCACGCTAGTCGTGTTTGATGGTACAGTGTACAGGGTGAGCGGCGTACCGGCACTCGCTGGCATGGCCGCGTTTGTTTTTACTTTGAATGTATTGGCCATTATGCCACTTCCTTCCAATCAGCAGATTGATTCGGAGTTATTCCACTCCAACTAGCACCTTGAGATGGCGTTGTCTCGCTCCAATTAGCAGACTGATCGGGAGTTAAGCCACTCCAGCTAGCACTTTGATCGGGACTAACCTCACTCCAATTAGCAGATTGATCTGGGATTATATCACCCCATATGTTTACATTACCAAGATCCGCCGTTACTGACAATCCTAGCGAAATTACAGTAGCGGTTCCTGTAACTTCTTGTACGTCATTTGTAAGAGCATTCGCCGACAGACCTGTTACAGCAGCATCTATTGAAATTGCTACAGTTACATCGCCGAGTGCGCTGGTCGCCCCAGAGGCATCTGGCACAACATTCGCCGTTCCTGAGATTGTAGCATCACTAATCTCGCCCGTAGCCGTCACACCGGATGGAGAGACATTTGCAGTGCCGGTGACTTGCTCGTCACCGAAACCTATGGTTCCGACAAGACCTTCTTCTTGAACTATTGCACCACCGGCAGCGAGAGCATCACCTATCTGACCTGTGGCCGCTACGCCTGCCGGAAGCGCCGTTATGCCAACTTCAACAGTTTCATCACCAAGGATTGTTGTCGCACTTGCGCCAGTGGCAGATACTTCAACATCCGTCGTTACTGTTTCGTTACCGAGGGTTGCCGTCCCCTCTGCGCCAGTCGGGACGGGACTAACGGAAATAGAGACTGTTTCATTGCCAACTGCGGCAGTGCCAGACACACCTGTGACAGATACATTCGCTGTACCAACAACAGACTCATCACCTAGACCACTTGTGCTGGCAGTGCCAGTCACGCCTGTGACAGCAGCGCCGGAGATAATCATCGATCCGGCGTTTGCCACGCCCTGATTTCCTGTAGGCGCGATTACCGCCCCTCCAGTTACACTTTCTGCGCCTAAACCAGAAGAAGCTGAAAGACCTGTTGCGGACGCTGTAGCGCCAGCGGCGACTGTTTCGTTGCCGAGAGTAGCTGTTCCTCCTACCCCTGTAGCCGAGACCGATATATCCGCTGTTGCGATTATTGTTACAGAGCCTAGCGTTCCTGTCGCGGCTACCCCTGTGGCCGCAATGGCTGCTGTGCCTGTGAGAAAGCCGCCAAAGTTACGAAGGCCAAAAAGATTGGATTCCCTGTTGCTACTATCGTCTTCGACAATGGCACCGACAGGCACTTCCGAAACGAAGCGCATACCAGCGGTGAGCGCGTAACTCTTTTTGTTTGGAGTAAGATTACTGTCGGTTGTAGTGCTGGAGATAAGCTGGAACTTGGTCGGAAAGTCTGATCCAGTGTTGCTTGTCGCAAGCTGTATGGTGTCTACGAGTGTGCCGCTACTGTTATAGACCTCAATGTTGCGGCCATTCGTACCCGGCGCACCCATGAAGCATACAAATTCTGCTGCTTCTATCAGTCTGAACTCGTGAGCAAAACAGCCCTCCGGTATAAAGCTGGTTTTTTCACCGCCGTCACTGTCCGCAATGCTGAATGCCGCAGAGGCTTTGGCCGTTTGGTATCTATTACTTGGTCCTGTAAAGTCTGTACCCGCAGCAAAACTGGTAAGAACCGTGCTTATCGTGGAACTGACACTACTTCCATCACTAGCAAATCTTGTGAAGGTTTGTGCCGTTCCACCGTACCCGTCCACCAAAACCGCTGTTGCACTAGCCGCTGCAAAACCGTAAAGGAAGTCGGTGCTTGCAGGAAACGCTGGCCGGTTGTCGCCACCCACGTTAGTGTCGCGTGTTTTAAAGACAGTAATCGGCAGGTCTGAAAATACGGTGTATTCAGGGTCAGAAGCATCGTCCGCGTAGGATTGTGTTGTAGTCGCGGTACTGCCAACACTAAGCGTTGTAGTTGATACGCCGTCCTTGAATATCTCCACAGACGCTGTGCCATACAGGGCGCGTATCTGTAATACAAAACCCGTCCTTGTGTTGCGGAAGCCAAACGAGGTTCCCGCCCAAGAGGTCGGTACACCAACAGTTGCATTGTCGGGGGATTGAAGCGTAATCGGCTTGTTCGCCGATATAATCTTGTTTTCGTAGTTAGACGCGGAGACGGTAAGTGTGCCACCTGCCGAACTTATTGTGCCAAGAGATGACCCGTCAGCCGAAACTGTCGTGCTGTCCTCAAAGGCCATAACAGTGATGCTAGGATCACTGCTGTCTGTAGGCACGAAGTATTCGGCATTGAACGCGCCACCGAGGTCTTCATTACCTCTCGCGGCGTTACCAACAACTGATACGGTGACGCCGGTGCCTACAGAAACCGTTTCGTTGCCAAGAGACGTTGTACCCGCAACACCGGTTGCAGATACCGTTACATCCGATACCACATCTGAGAAGGCGGTGAAGGAAAACGGGCCGAAACCGAACATGGTCTATCCTAACGCAATCGCAAGCGCAGTCGCATCGTCAGTGGTGGCTGCGCCTATGTCAGACGCCACCTCTGCTGCTGATCTTCCCTCTATCGAAGTTCCGTTAACACGCAAGAAGTCGTCGTCTGCAACGCCGGATGTGAACACTGGCACATTGCCGTTGCTAATGCCTGTGGCTGCAACAGCCGCTGTGCCAAGACCAAGGCTGGTTCTGGCCGTCGCGCCGGACTCCGCGACGAAATTACTGCCATCACCTACGATAAAATTACCGTTAGTGACAGCGAGGCCAGCTACATCCTGTAGCTGTGCGTCAAGTCTAGCGTTAGGGACGGTGCCGCTGCCTAATTCAGAAGCGTTCAAGGATGTGAGACTTGCGCCACTTCCGTCGGTAAGCTGCACCGTGCCGGTGGCGTCGGGAAACGTGATGGTGCGATCACCTGTTGGGTCAACAACGGTCAGCGTGGTTTCGTGGTCGTTATAATTAGCACCCTCAAACTGAATATTTACATCCGTACCAAGATAAATTGTCTTGTAAAACTGACTTAGACCAAACGACATCCGTTGATAAGTAAGATGAGAGCCGCTCCGAATTGCACTTAAATCAAGTACTCCATCTTCTGTCCCGTCAGAGGCATCGACAATTCTTGTATCTATGCGACCATATTCAACCTTCTCGCCAGCGTCATTTTCTCCGTGAAATTGTATTTGACCAACGTCATCGTTATCGGCAGGAGACGCGCTATTGCGGTAAAGCTGTAAGGAGGGTGCAGCACTTGCACCAGCATCTGTTGTGGTAAGCGCCAGCACATCACCAGAGACACTGACACCATCGCTAGTCGTCGCTAATTTTTCATCCGCATTATAGTGGAGCTTAACTGCTGTCGCACCGCCATAGATTTTGGTGTCAACAAAAGCAGAAGTGCCGCTTTGGCCTATTTGCAGCGCCGCGCCCCACTCCGCATCAACAATAGTCCTAATGTAACCAAGATGCCCCAGTGCAATTCTTTGCGTACTAAGAAGCGCAATCGCAACATCTGTAGCAGTATCAGTGCCGCTACTACCCGGCGGGTCATAAGTTATTCCACCAGCTAGTTCGAGTGTTTCTGTGCGACCTACACCATCGGCATCAAGAAAAAACGCCTTCTCTGCTGGCTGCGTACAGAAAATACTGCGTGTGCCCGCCGACCAATTAACGGCGCTATCGCTATTACTGGATTGCAGTATGGTTGTACGCGCAAGGGTAGTGCCGCTGGACGTATAGGTACCGACACCAACCTCGAAATCAGTGCCATCAGTGCAGCAGTAATAAGTGGTGTTTGTATTGCCAATCGTGGCAAACGACTCAAAGCCAGTAACGGCACCGGCCAAAGTATATGTGCCAGTGCCGGTAGTGGTGGTCGTTTCTTTTACGCGATCAGCAAGTACAAGGGCCATAACACCCCACTATGCGATACGGATAATCGCGTTTGATGCGTCTGCCGTTGGGAACTGAACAGTAAAAGTTCCTGACGTAGATGTCTTGTCACTGCTGAAATCCAACACACAAACCGAAGGGTTTGTCAGGCTGGAGCCGCTTTCATCGTTGGCACTGGGGGTAGAATTATAGATCATTGCCCCTCTTGCGGTAATGGTTGCGCTTGTAAACGCTATATCAGCAAAATCTGTGAGAGCGGTAGTGCTGCTTACAGAGGGTGCAACACCTGTCAAACTGCCGCCACCAGAACTGTAACTGCCGCTATTTCCGACCTCATTACTGCTAGTGAACGCAGTGGTGCCTGCGCCAATGCTTGTAGAAGACGTGTACAAAGCCAGTTTGAAGGTATCTGCTGCGTTTGTTCCGAATCTATGGACGCCTAACAAAAGTTCTTTTTTAAAAGTCGTACACATTGCTTGAGTTGGGGCCATCATATACTCCTAATCATTTTAGCCACATCCGAGTGACCGTTGT